ACATACTTAAGCACCGAATTTCCCAACGGCTTATTGTATGCTTGCCTAGTCGAGGCTTACGGATTTTTAAAAGGACCCGTTGACATGCTCCAGTTATATGATAAAAAATATGTCGAAGCAGTCAAAGGATTCTCAATAGAACAAATGGGAAGACGAAGACGAGATGAATACCAAGCAGGTGTTCCTCGAATAGGAAAACAGTAAGGAGAAAACTATGGCTATAACACAAGCGATTGCAAACAACTTTAAAAAATTATTATTAGAAGGTGATTCAAATTTTTCACAATCTGGTGGTGATAAATATAAGTTAGCTCTTTATACTTCTTCAGCTACTCTTAACTCAGCAACTACTTCTCTATTAACTTCTGCACCTACTAACGAAGTTACATCAGCAAACTATTCAGCTGGTGGAGGTGCACTTGTTAATGCGCCAACTTCTTTAACAGTTGGTGTCGCAAGAGCGGACTTTGTTGATTTGTCATTTCAAAACGTTACTTTGACAGCTAGAGGAGCTTTAATTTATAACACATCATCTGCAACTACTAACTCTGCAGTTTGTGTTTTAGATTTCGGAGCAGATAAAACAGCTACTTCAGGTACGTTTACAGTTCAGTTTCCAGCACCAACATCAACAGCAGCGATTTTAAGAATCTCTGGTTAAATAGGAGGTAACCTCCTATGGCATCAGGAACTTGGAATACTGGCTCTTGGGGTCAAAATCAATGGAATGATAATGCGAATCCAACGCCTATCGCTACAGGGTTTGGTATGTCCGCAGCACTCGGAGACGAGTCAAGCTCAACTGAAGTTAATGTAGGTTGGGGTAGACAAGAATGGGGTCTTCAAGGTTGGGGTATTGCCGGCACATTTGTTGCTACAGGTGACGCTGTCACTGCAAATCTTGGAAGTGTTACTACAACAGCTAATGCTAACACAGGCCCATCTACAAATAATAATCAAACATTAACAACCGGTCTTGGAAGCGTAACCGCTTTTGGTTTAGCAGAAGTTGATGCAACAGGATTTTCACTTACAAACAGTTTAGGAATAGTGGATGCTGGTCCTGATGCTATGGCAACAGGTAATGCAGTTGTTGCGAGTCTTGGTACAGTAGAAGCATTTAATAATGAAGGTTGGGGTAGACTTGGTTGGTCAATAAACGACTGGGGTGATGCTGGTAGTTCTGTACAAGCAGATGTTTCTGGAATTGCAATGACCGCAGCTTTAGGATCTCCAACAGAAATTACCGGTGATGCAACTATTGTTGCAAATACTTTAAATGTAGCTCAGTTAACTTTAGGTGTTGTCGACCCTGCACCTGATGCAGCTATTACAGGTAATTTCATGATAGGTGCTTTAGGTACTTTAGGATTCCAAGGGGATGTTGCTCCTACTGTAACAGGTATAGCAATGTCTGCTGCTTTAGGAAACGAAACAATAGACTTAAATCAACAAGTAAATGTAACGCAAAATCCAATGTTAGCAAGAGTTGCTTCAGTATCTGCATTTACAGATGCTACCGCAACTTTTAATGGTTTTGGGTTGACTACAACAGTAGGAAGTGGTAATGCTCTTATCTGGAACGAAGTAAATACCGGTTCTGCTCCAATAGATCCTCCAGGCTGGAGAGAAGTCGTTGCATAAAGAGTTTGACACTAACTCTTTATTTTTATAAAATAAACGATATAAGGAATTTAATATGGCAAATTCAACATCAGCAAATTTAAAACTTACAGTACAAGCAACTGGGGAAAACTCGGGAACTTGGGGACAAATTACAAATACTAACCTTTTAATTCTAGAACAAGCTATCGGTGGTTTTACTACTTTCAATATAACTAATGCTGCTAGATCTTTAACTTTTACTAATGGTGCTTTATCAAATGGTAAAAATGAAGTTATTAAATTAACAGGAACGTTAGCTTCTAACTTAACAGTAAGTATTCCAAACTCAGTTGAAAAAACTTACCAAGTTCAAGACGCATGTGATCATGCCGGAAATACTTTAACTTTTAAAACTGCATCTGGAACAGGTGTTCTTTTATGTGAAGGAAATAATTACACATTATATTCTGATGGAACTAATGTTGTAAAACTTCATGAACAAAGAAACTGGAGAGCAATATCAGCAGCAGAAACAGTTCAAGCTGGTGCTAAACTTTTAGTAAATACAAATGGTGGAGCAGTTACAGCTACGCTCCCAGCATCACCTGCTACAGGAGATGAAGTACATTTTGTAGATCAAGGTTATGATTTCAATACTAACGCATTGACTGTTGGTAGAAATTCTTCTAATATAGCTAATGCAGCATCGGATCTTGTTGTTAATACACAAGGTGCAGCTTTTTCATTAGTTTTTTCTGGAGATGCTACAACAGGATGGACTTACACGGAGAAATAATATGTCAAATTACGAAGCAACAAAATACGATTTTTCAGGAGCAAACCTTACAGGTATCGAAGGAATTCCTACGGCAACTATTGTGCCGTGGTCTTCTGCTTCAGTGCCAACAGGTTTCTTAGAATGTAATGGTCAAACTGTTTCAAGATCAACTTACTCTGCCTTATTTGCAATCGTAGGTACAACGTATGGAGCTGGAGATGGTTCATCAACTTTTCTTGTGCCAGATCTTCAAGATAACGTAGCAGTCGGTAAATCTAATAACAAAGCTTTAGCATCAAGTGGTGGAGCAAACACAGTTACTTCAACTGGAAACGTTGGTGGTTCAACAGCCAATGCTTCTTTATCCACAGCACAACTTGCCAGTCACTCACACCCATTCAAAGCAGGTCCTGCATCAGGTGGTCCTGGATTTCCAGGTAGGTACAGAGGGCAACAACAAAGTCAAAATACACAGAATGCTGGTTCAGGTCAGGGTCACTCTCACAATATGAGTGCAAACTTTTCAGGTGATTCAACTTCGGTATTACAACCTTATTTAACAATTATTTATATTATTAAGACTTAGGAGAAAATATGGCAACAAACGCGCAATGGACAGTAGTATTTGATGACAAAATAGTTATTAAACAAAATGGAGATGCAGCTGGAACAGGATACACAATTTCTGATAATGATTTTTGGGGATTAGCTAAATGGTCAAATATTTGGGCTGTTCAATATGGAACTTCTAATCCAAGTGATACTGTAGAATACAGAGATGAAACTTCACACTCTTCTTGGGAAGATGCAAATTTAGGTGACTTTCAAGATTTTATTACTAGATGGGACGCAGCTCATTTATCCCAATTACAATCTGATTGGGACACTGATAATGTTGAAGGTGAATCTGAATCAGATAAAATTGCTAGATTAGGTGCAAGACCTACTTCTTATTCTTCTTAATTATCTTAACATTATCCAAGAAGTAACAATATATTTTTCACCCGACAATGGTGGATTTCCTCTATGGAGATAAGGAAAAGCAGCGGGCCAGATAACTATTCTTCCAGTTTTAGGTTTAACTCTTTTTGAAAAATGAAGAAATTCAGTTTCTCCACCTTCTTTCACATCATTTAAATAAATAGAAAATACAAAAGCTCGTGATTCATTTTCAAATCCTTTACCATGTTCTATATGCCAAACATGATAACCTTCTGTAGGCAAAGTTTTTTGTATTTTTAAATTGGTAAAATTAAAAGGAGATCCATAAGCATCGTCAGCTCCTACATTTTTAACATAATGAGTCCAAGCTAAATCAAAATTTACCATCATTGGTTTTAAAGATTCCCACCAAATATCTATATTATTAGGCGCTGCAAAAAATTGTTGATCTTGTTTTTGTAAAATAGATGCTTTTTCCCCTCCTATTCTATTTACTGTATTATTAAATTTATTTTGATCTTCATATAATTTAATTGCTTTATTGCATTCTTCAGGGAGAATGTAATTATCATAGACCCCTATAAAATTAGTTATATTTACTGTTCTTTCATTCATTTTAAATACCTCATTTCATAAACATTTGTACAGAAATTCTAGGAACAATATTAGTTAAAACAGGATTAACTTTATGTTCAAGAGGAGATTTTATTATTACTAAAGAATTACCTACTACAGGTATGTAACCATGACCATTTTCTGTATTAAACATTAGTTCTCCACCAAACTGAATGTTCCATCTATTATTTATATAATATGTTGCGCCGTATGTCCAATTACCATCATTATGCCAATTAATACCCGCTCCTTTTTCCATGTAATGAATATTACTAGTAATTTTTTTAAAATTTTTTAATTGATAAAATTGATTGTGATGAGTTAAGGTTTTTAATTTTTCAAAAGGGGGATATTTATCTACACCTACTCGTTTTGGTGGTACTATATTATTTATTAATTCTTCTGACCATATACCTTTAGAAGTATGTAGATTTATTTTTTTACGTTCTTTAAATATAGAATGATGAATACCTTTATAAGTAGAATAATCTAAAAAATTTTGTATGTAATAAAGTTTATCAGGAATTGAATATATTAATTTCATTATTTTAATTTTTTAAAATATTCAAAATGATCTTTTTCTATGATATTAAAGATTAGACTATATCTATTATTATCCCCTTCATATAAATCAAACCCATGTATTATTTCTGGAGGAAATAAATAATAATCACCAGGTTCTGGGGTTATTTTTATATTTAACTCAGGCAATATTAAATCACATCCTTTTGTTAAATATAAGATACCGTGTAAACAATGGTGTGTGTGATATTTTAAACTATCTCCTTTTTTTATTTCATTACCCCATGCATCGGATACTGTATTTTTTTCTAAAAAATATTGAAATATTTCTGGATGAGTGGTCTGATGAGTATTTATTAAGTGAGCAATAAAACCTTTAAAATTATCATTATCTAAAAAATGATGCCAATCAGTCATTCCTCCTTTTACATTAGTGTAATTTTCCATTTTAGGATTTAAATTATTTTTTATATCTAATATAAAATTGTGAATTACATGAGGATATGGATAATTTCCATATATTATATCTACTGTCCTAGGATACGTAATACGTAAACTACTTTTAGTTTCGTTTAATTTATTATTTTTAATTAAAAAATTAATCATGTTTGTAAAACTATATTTAAATTTAACCTGTAATTGCTTTTTGTAGGACCTACACCTTTATGCTTTATATTACTTTTAAAAATTTTTGCTTCATTTTCAACATCATATATTTTTTTATCTCCTATTTGAACATAGCCATCTGAATCATTAAAGGAATATAGAATAGTGTAGAAAGAACTATCTACCATATCTACGTGAAAAGTTCCTTCTTCATTTGGTTTATAGAGATTCCACATAAATCTATCTATATTTTTAATTTTAATTTTTGCTTTTTCACAAACAATTGAAGTTATTATAAAACCAAAATCATTCAATCTAGTGTATAAAAGTTTATTATTTTCATTAATATTTATATTATCTGTTGTTACTCTAGACATACCTTGAAATATATAATTTGGAGTAAAGATATTATTTATTTTAGAATTTACAATATCGCCGGCATTAATAAAGTCCAGATTGTTAATTAAAGATTTAATATGATCAATACAATTTTTAGGTAAAATATTTTTTTCTATTCTATAATTCATTAAAATATTTTTCCATGTTGCCATTCCCATAAAAATGAAGAATTTTTTATATAATTGTATATATAATAATCTAAATGTAAATATTTCATTATTTCAGTTTTATCTAGATATTCTTCAATATTATAAAACTTAGAATCTTTATATTTTTCAGGAAATTTATTAATGTGTTCACTTTTACCAAAATGCATTTTTAAAAATACATTTAAATCTTTTATATCTATATAATGAGTTATTTTAGTATTCATTAAATAAGGAATTTGAGATATGCTATGTTTTATATTTCCTCGTTCAAAATTTAAAATACTAATTTCATTTGTAGTAAATAATTTTTTAATATCTATGTCTTTAATATTTACATTGTGGTTTAATAAATCGTATCTTAGACCAGATAAAAATCTTTCATAAGGATCTCTGATAATACAGAATCTGACTTTATTAGATAAAAGGTTACCAAGTATTACTTCTTCACTTTTATAACAAGATTTAATGCATTCATAAACGCTCAAATTAGCATTTTTATGTATTTGTACAAATTGAAATTGTTTTGTCTCTATTATTTCAAATATCTTAAAGTTCACTATTTATTACCTTATTACAATTGCTTTCAAATGGTTTATTATTATGATACTTTCATTCTCTATAAAACTAATATATAACACAATTATGGCCTTAAAAAAAGTAGATTTTGCACCTGGTTTTAATAAACAAAGCGTACCTTCAGCTCTTCCCGGACAATGGGTAGATGGCGATTTTGTACGTTTTAGGTATACCGCGCCTGAAAAAATAGGCGGCTGGGAACAACTAACTGCGGCGTCTAAAACATTACCAGGTGCTGCTAGAGCACAGCTAGCTTGGACTTCTTTAGTGGGAGAACGTTACGCCGCTATAGGAACCTCTCAAGGTTTATTTTTATACTATGGTAATGATTTTTTTGATATTACACCTTTAGATACAGCTATTACAGGATGTACTATAACAACTGTTAATGGTTCAAATACTGTGACTATCAATAAAGGATCTCATGGTTTAGCTAAAGGAAGATATGTGACTTTGTCAGGTGTAACTGTTACAGGTGATTCAGATTATACAGCTGCAGAATTACAACAAGTTTATGAAATACAAACAACTCCAGATGTAGACAAATTTACTATACTAGCTTCTAGAAATGAAGGAGGAACAGGCATGACTGCAGCAGGTGCAGCAACCGTTAATCCTTATGTTGAAGTAGGACCAACGTTTCAAACTGCTGGTTATGGTTGGGGAACTGCTTCTTATGGAGATTCCACTTGGGGCACAGAAAGTGATACTAGTGATGTAATTTTAGATCCTGGTAACTGGTCTTTAGATAATTTTGGTCAAGTATTGGTTGCAACTATATTTGATGGTAGAACTTTTACGTGGAATGCTGGAGCATCAGGAGCTCGAGGTATTCGAGCGTCACAATCGACATCTGGTTTTGTAACAACTGGCAATCCGACAGCGTCTAGATTTACTTTAGTCTCTGACAGAGATAGACATTTATTTCATTTTGGAACAGAAACAACTATTGGCGATACAACAACACAAGACCCTATGTTTGTAAGATTTTCTAACCAAGAAGATTTAAATACTTATTTACCTACCGCTACTAATACTGCAGGTACTTTTAGATTAGATACAGGTAATGAAATTAGAGCAGCACTTCAAGGTAAAGATTATGTTTTTGTAATAACTGATCTTGCGGCTTATGTAATTCAATTTGTTGGTCCACCTTTTACTTTTAGTGTTAGACAAGTTGGTACTAACTGTGGATGCATAGGACAACATGCAGCTTCTTACGTTAATGGCGCTGTGTATTGGATGTCTAATGAAGGTGGATTTTTTATGTATGATGGTACTGTTAAAGCCTTACCTTGTTTAGTTGAAGATTTTGTGTTCACAGTTCAGAATGGAAACCTAGGTCTTAATTTTAATTCATCTGATGTTATTTATTCTTCACCTAATTCTTTATATACAGAAGTAAACTGGTTTTATCCAAAAGATGGATCGGATCAAATAGATAGATGTGTAACTTACAATTATCAAGAAAACGTTTGGACTACTTCATCATTAGATAGAACTACTTACCAAGATCAAGGAGTCTTTATCAAACCTTATGCAACGGACTATGAAGCAACTACTGCTCCAGTATTCCCAGATATATTAGGTATTACTAATCTATATGGAGCATCAATATACTACGCTCACGAAACAGGAAATGATCAAGTTAATAGTTCGGGTAGAACTTCTATTAATGCTTTTATAAGATCTGGAGATTTTGATATTGATGACGGAGAACTATTTATGTCAATGAGAAGATTTATGCCTGATTATAAATTTTTAGTAGGTAATTCTAAAGTAACATTATTTATATCGGATTATCCCTCCGATACTCAAACAGGCTCACCTTTAGGTCCCTTTACAATAACAACCACTACTGATAAAGTAGATACTAGAGCGAGAGGAAGACTACTATCTTTAAAAATAGAAAATGATGCTGCAGGGGAAACTTGGCGTTATGGTAGTTTTAGAATGGATGCTCAACCAGACGGAAGGAGATAACATGCCACTTACTACAAAAGGTAAAAAAATAATGAAATCTATGAAAGACAGATACGGTAAGAAAAAAGGTAAAACTGTATTCTATGCTTCAAAAAATAAAGGCAAAATAAAAGGTGTAGATAAAACTAGAAAATAATGGCTAAATTAACTAACTATATACCTGAACCAGGACAAGAATATGATGTTGAAAATCAAAGACAAATTATTGAGTCTATGACTACTATGAAACAACAACTTAATTTTTCTTTTCAAGAAGATTTAAAAAACGAACAAGACGCTTTTAATTACTTTTTATCATGACAATACAATATAAAAACGCATCTAAGATATTAGACGGAACGGCTATGACAACTCTTTTAACTATATCTACGTCTGCTATAGCTATTGTAAAATCTGTATATGTATCTAATAACAGCACAGGAGCTGTATTAGTTAATTGTGACTTAAGAGATTCATCTGCTAGTACAGATGTAGAATTTTTTAGAAAGGATGTACCTGCTACAAGTACAGTCAATGCCACAGAACAGGGGTTGAATTTAGAAGCAGGAGATGCTATAAAAGCTCAAGCAGAAACAGCTAACAAACTTGAAGTAGTAGTTAGTTATGCGCTTATAAACAGAGAGAATGAAAATGGATAATAAAACACAACATACACATGATAATGGTGTCACTCACTCTCACGAAGGAGGAGATGTTCCTCACACACATGGAACAAATGATCCATATAAAATAGATTGTACAACTACAACAATTTATAGAAACACAAAAACAGGCGAAACGTCTAAAGAGAAAGTAGAAGGTCCTAATATTGTAACCGATGTTACAGTTGAGATCTCACCGAAAGGATTGGATGTTTTCCAGAAAGTTATGAATAATAAGAATGATAAAAATAGTAAATAAAGTTTTAACTTTAGAAGATTCTTTTTTTTTATACAACGGTTTAATTAACACTAATATGTGGGATCTCCATAGGAGTACTGAAGGTAAAAAAGGAGGTGCTTTTCCTGGAGTTACTTTTTTAGATGAAGAAGAAGTTATTGTTAATAATCAATATTGGATAGGATATTTTAATTGTTTATTTGATAGAATAAATGCACAATTAAAAGAACAACATAATTTTTCGTTAAAAAGAAAAATAAAAAGAATATCTTTAAATGCTCAAAACGATAATCACTATACAGAGTTTCATGCTGATGATTCAGCAAATTGTTACAGTATTGTAGGATTTCTTACACCACAGTGGGCAGAAGAGTGGGGTGGAGAATTAAATATAGAAGGAGAGATAATTAAATATAAACCTGGTGATTTTATATTATTTGACTCTACTCAATTACATAAATCACAACAGATAAAAAAAATACCATATTGGAGGACATCAGTAAGTTATGTTATTAAGAAACAGTAGCCCTAAAGGCGGAACAGAATTACAATTAGGTTTTCTACATCAATACGTAGATAAAAATTTATTAGATCAAGTACAAATTTGTACTAGCGTACCGGGTAAAGTACCCTTAGATCCTAATAAACTTAATGTACTTTGGCAAAAAAATTCATACGATCAACCTAATTTATATCCTTGGTTTAAAAATAAAGCTAATCATCACAAATATGATTGGTATGTTTTTAATTCTCATTGGAATTATGAAAAATTTAGAATGATGTTCGGTATCCCTACTGAAAAATGTGTGGTTATTAAAAATGGAGTTGAGAAAATAAAACAATCTCCCCATTATGAAAAAGGTAAACCTATTAAAATAATTCATCAGAACACACCCTGGAGAGGATTATCTGTTTTACTTGGTGCAATGCAATTAATTAAAAACCCATTAATTACTTTAGATGTTTATTCTTCATGCGAAGTTTATGGCAAAGATTTTCATGAACAAAATGATTATAACTATAGAGCATTATATGACCAAGCTGAGTCTTTACCCAATGTAAATTACATTGGTTATAAACCAAATGAATATATTAGAGAACATTTACCAGATTATAATATGTATGCTTATCCTAGTATTTTCGAAGAGACTTCTTGTATTTCTTTATTAGAAGCAATGTCTGCAGGTTTATATAGTATTGTAACTGATTATGGAGCTTTGTTTGAAACAGGAGCAGAGTTTCCAATGTATATTCCTTATGACAGTAATTATAAAGCGTTAGCAGAAAAGTTTGCCTATGGTATTTCTGCCGCTGCAGAAACTTTACACGAACCACAGATACATAGTCATTTAACCACTCAAGCTAATTACACTCAGATATATTATTCTTGGCCTAAACAAGCTGCTTCGTGGAAAACATTTTTAAAAGGAGCTCTTAATGCCAAAGCCAAATGAACCAATATGGTTTAACGTAGATAAAACCGAAACAGCAAATAATGATACCTATCAAACAATTAAAACCAA